CTGTAGGAACCGCACTTTCGGTTAGCGTATCACCAAATCATTCAAATCCACCAATAGAAGCTTTACGTGTTCGGTCGAATGGAAATGTTGGAATTGGGACACAAACCCCCCAATTTTCATTAGATGTGAATGGAAACGCAAGAATTGGCACTAATAGCACGAATACTTTTACTTTATTTAATAATCCGTTTAATTATGTACCTTGGACGGCTATTTTAGATAGGTCTGGAACTTGGAGTACTAATCCATTTATAGATGTGGTTGATGTGAGTGGTGTAAGCAATCCCACAATTCCAGCACCAGGAAGCCCTAGTTCAACTCAATATTACTATTCTGTTATGGGTAATATGATGTTTCTCAATTTTCGTCATTACCAAAATAGCACCACCAACGCTGTGTTAGGAAATGGAGTTTATTTATATAGATTACCCTCTGGATTCACATACGCACCATCGTTAGTTCAAATGACGATAATTGCACCTAATACTTCTCCGCCTAATAATTTAATAGGCACCCGAATCGGTAATGGATGTTTTCATGCAACAATAACAAGGGAAGATGTTGGTATATATTATGTAAATACTGTGTGCTCGGTAGCCGGTGGGGGTGGGGGAGTAGCACGAGATTACCTTGTAGTATTACGAGAACCTGCCAATTTTACACTACAAAGTTCAAGTCAGTTCTCCTTTACAGCCACCCAAACTATCTACAATTATAATGTTGCGATTCCTTTGGCTTAATTTATACCAGTAACGATTTGATATAAACATTTTTACCTTTACTACAAAGTCATTTTGTAGTAAACGCTGTTCACATATAAAGTCAATTTATCGGTTACAAAATGATATTCATATAAAAATACTGCGTTCATAAACCCATATAAAATTCATTCGTTTATAATAAACAAATGAATACATCTTTGAAACAAGATATAACAAATATATTAACGAATTATGAGGAGAACTGTAAAGATATTCATTTCAAAAAGGGAATATATTTATATGGTTCTCCAGGTTCAGGAAAAACGCATTTTATTACAAACCTTCTCAGATCCTTAAACTACGATGTTATCAAATACGACGCGGGAGATGTCAGAAACAAGGCATTAATAGATACAATTACTTCCAATAATATGTCTTCGCAAAATGTTCTCCAATTAATGGCGCGAAAACCGAAAAAAATCGCGATTGTGATGGATGAAATCGATGGAATGAATAATGGTGATAAAGGGGGTATAACAGCTTTAATCAAACTCATTCGCCAGAAGAAAACGAAAAAACAGAAACTCGAGCATATGACGATGAATCCAATCATTTGTATTGGAAATTATTATGTGGATAAAAAGATAAAAGAACTCATCAAAGTCTGTCATACTTTCGAATTGAAACCGCCGACACCCCAAGAAATGAATCAACTAATAAAAACCAAAATCCCCCAATCCCCCCTAGATGTCCAAAAGAAGGCATATCAATTTATTCAAGGCGATTATAGGAAGCTGGAATTTGTGGAAAAAATATACAAATCCAATCCGGCGCTTTTAACGGCCGACACTTTAGAGAACATTTTACATTTGAAATGTTTTAATGAAGATTCGAAAAAAATAACACGGCGATTGATTGATACTCCTATTCCGCTTATAGAGCATAACCGAGTTATTAATGAAACGGACCGGACGATTGTCGCGCTTTTATGGCACGAGAACATCGTGGATTCTTTGAATAAATTGCCTCACGAACAATCCATTCCTTTCTATCAGTCTATTTTGGATAATATCTGTTTCGCCGATTTTATGGACCGAATTACTTTCCAAAACCAAATATGGCAATTTAATGAAATGAGTTCGCTAATAAAAACGTTTTACAATCATTATCTTTTTCACAAAAAATTCCCCCACCGTCAGGAAAAGACGGCGATGTCTTCCGCGGGCGAAGAAATCCGGTTTACAAAAGTTCTCACCAAATATTCGACGGAATATAATAATATCCTTTTCATTTATCATTTATGTCAAGAATTGGATATGGACAAGAAAGACCTTTTTGCTTTTTTCCAAGAACTCCGGCTTTTTTACGACCAACAAAAATGGACCGAAAAACTCCCCGAAATCGAAAAAATATTCGAGAACACAACCATCGATAAATTAGATATCAAAAGAATCTATCGATATTTAGACAAAAATGTGAAAAATGAAACATCAGTCATTTATGATGATGTCGATGACCCGGATGATGAGATTATATAACACCTTTCCTTTATGACACCCTTTATGACAATTTTATTCCATTTATGGTTTGCGAACTTTTGAGAATTCCGTCACATTTTTTAGTAGGTTTTAGACCGTCTAATAATCCTAGACGTTGCGCACTTTTTATTTGGTCTGGATGTTGTTCTTGAATCCATTTTATATCTTCTTCTTTTAGATGATTTAAAAGATTCATATCGAATTCTTCTTTTTGACTACCTCCTCCGTTGGATTCGGTATGTTTACGAATACTCGCATGAACACTTGCTGTATGAACGAATAGAATCGCCTCTATTTTTTCTATCATAGAAGTTTGTTCGCAGTTCTCTCCACTACAATTGTCTGTTATTATTCTATCGATGTCTTTTTTCATAATATCCATCGCTTTATCGGCTTGCTCTGTATAATAATATTCGCCTTTTTCATTTTCTTTAATCAATCCGGCCAATTGGGCCATGATAAAATTTGTTGGATATTTTTCATTTGCTTCTTCTATTTTTTCTTGTGAAATATTGCGTAAAGATTTTTTGCCTCCATGAATAGTATGAATAGGGCTATTGTTGCGTATAAATTCCATCTTAGCGTTGTCTGCTGCGGCTGAAGCGGCGGCGTCTCTCTCTACGACGGCGGCATTACCTGCCGCTTTCGCTTGGTCTGTTGTATATTTGTCTTGGTTAAATCGTGCGGGAGCGGGAATCGGTTTGAGTGGATGAAAGTTCCTGATTGCTGTTTCTGCGGTAGTTCTAATTACATCTTCCGGAATTTTCTCGGGGTTAGGTGCGACAACGGCAGCACTAACGGCAATTTCCACTTGTTGCTGTATCCATTCATCCCTGTTATGATCTCGGGGTGGGAATTGAAAATTTTTGACTGCTGTTTCTGCTATTTCTCGTATCTTATTGATATAGGACTCATAAAAACTAGTTCGTTTTTTCTCTGCCTCTTCTTCGACACCGCGGATAGCTTCTTCGTGTGTTTTGTATTTATTGCCTATTTTCTTGTTTCGTTGTTTATAATATTCGTTATCTTCTTCCACCGACGTTATATCATATGCTAAACCCAATAATAAAAATGGCAATAATATTAATAATGTCGCAAGTAAGGGACCAATATTGGAAATGTTCCAAATGGTCTGTATACTTGTAACGATGGAAGTCCCGAGAACATTCCCCACAGTACAAATAACATTCCATATGAAATTGAATGGATTTAAATTTGAATTTATATTTGTCAATATCCATGTTGGTATACCCGTTCCATTTAATAATGTTGTCCCAACTGATATATAATCAAAAATGCCTAATGACCCAACGGTGACCAGAATCCATGTCCATTTTGATTTTGTTCCATATGCCGATATATCTTTTACCATAGATTCGAATCCGGGTTTTATTTGTTTTATTACATTTTTGTTGAGGTAGTCTATAATATTTGTTAGTAGAGAGAAAACAATCGATAAAAAATCACCTATATTGAAATAATTGAAAAATTTTAATATCCATTTTACACCGAAGGTGTCGGGTAACGAATTTGCAAGTCTAGTAATCCTAGACATAACATTATAAAACCAATCTATAATTCCATAATATAAATTTGTAAAGTATCCTCCACGTATAATTTTTGTTTTATTGATCGAGGGTATAATTTCTTCTAAATTTTTACCTCTTAAATTTTCAATCTCTCTTAAAAAATATTTATATTCTTTGTCAGTATATAACATTCTGTTTTTCAATTGATTCTTTGATTTATTCTTTGATTTCCTTTTCTGTTTCTTAGACTTTTTCATTTTATTATTATTATATATTATTATATACTATTTATTGCCCTTTTTTATTGATATATACCGTATTTTTCTACTATTTTTTGTCGTAATTCGGCGGATTTTTCACGAACAATTCGAGAACTTTCAATCAGTTCGGTTGTTTCTTTCAATAATTGTTCAACTCGATCACTTCGTGTTTGACCGGTTTTTCTAATATGCCACATATGACATATTATCCAACAAGAACAATGATTCGAATGACTACATTTTTCAGGTCCATTTTCAAATAATACATCCATTTCATTTTTTTGTTTGTCTTCGACGACGGGGTTCTCGACATATTCTCTAGAGTTGTCATAAAGGGTTATTATTTCTTTATGATTATCTTCGACTGGGGCTTCGACTGGGGCTTCAACGACGGATTCCACTACGGATTCGACGACGGATTCGACGACGGATTCGACGACGGATTCCACTACGGATTCGACGACGGATTCCACTACGGATTCGACGACGGGGTTCTCGTCGCATTCTGTAGAGTTGTCATAAAGAGTTATTATTTCTTTATGATTATCTTCGACGACGGGGTTGTCGATGCCTTCCGTAAACTTATCATAAAGGAATATTTCTTTATGATTATCTTCGACGAGGTCTTCGACGGGGTCTTCGGCGGGGTCTTCGACTGGGGTTTCGACGAGGTCTTCGACTGGGGTTTCGACGAGGTCTTCGACGAGGTCTTCGACGGGGTCTTCGGCGGGGTCTTCGGCGCCTTCTATAGAGTTGTCATAACAAGATGTAATAGTAGAATCGACCATAGAACATTCGGATGCTATATCGCTTAAAGACTCCATCGCCGAATCGTAATCTTCTACCATAGTATGTCGTGTGGTTTGATTCATAGCTTCGACATCGCGCTCAATATCTTTCAAAATATCTACTAAATCAAACTCATATTCAGCTATCAAATCACAAACATCCGTTAATAATCTATGAAAGGGGGCAACAACATCATAATAATCGATTTCTCCTCCTTCTTCGGTTTTTTCTACTTTATCGACAAGTTCTCTATATTTCGATAAAATATGCGAAATAACAACACCTTCTAAACTATTATCATTATATTCCTTTATGACATCTATCAATATCCTATTTGAAACTTTTGTTTTAATCCCATATTTTGAAACACACGTTTTTCCTATGGTTCGTATTGTTTTCGTTGGTTTATGATATAAATATGTGATTCTTTTTACACGATGACCACAAATACAATTTTGAAATGATTTCATCGTTTTTGAAAATACAATATGCCATTCATTTGGTGTATAAAACGGGTTCTGGTTCTCCATTATAATAAGAAATGTTTATGTTTTATATTGATATAAAAATAAAATATTTATTTATTCATAAATGGGTAAAAATCCTAGACACACGCCGAAACTTTCTAAAAAGTTCTATCCATTCGTTTCTGTTTGTACGCCTACATTTAATCGAAGGCCTTTTATACCGATAATGTTCTCTTGTTTTAAAAATCAGACTTATCCAAAAGATAGAATGGAATGGATTATTGTAGATGACGGAACGGACCCTATTGAAGATTTGATTTCATCGTCTGGGATTTCGAATATCAAATATTTCAAGCAAGAACGAAAAATGGCGCTTGGAGAAAAACGAAATTTCATGCATTCGAAAGTAAAGGGAACCATCGTTGTTTATATGGATGACGACGACTATTACCCACCAGATCGTGTTCAACACGCCGTGGATACGCTTATGGCAAACAAGGAGGCTCTTTGTGCGGGTTCTAGTGAAATATATGTTTATTTTAAACATATACAACAGATGTATCAATCGGGACCTTATGGACCCAATCACGCAACGGCAGGAACATTTGCGTTTCGAACGGAATTATTGAAAACGTCTAGATATGAAGACCATGCGGCGTTGGCTGAAGAAAAACATTTTTTGAAGAACTATACGGTTCCTTTCGTCCAATTGGACCCTTTTAAAACGATTTTGGTATTTTCGCACGAACATAATACATTTGACAAACGCAAATTATTAGAGAACCAAAATGAGCAATATTTCAAACCTAGCCCGAGAACTGTCGATGATTTCATCCGGTCATCTAGCGAAGCCAATATAAAACAATTCTTTATGAAAGATATTGACCAATTATTATCGGTATATTCTCCGGGAGAACCTTCGATGAAACCCGATGTTCTCAAACAAATCAAAGAAATAGAACAAGAACGTGCAAAAATGACGCCAAATACAATTATGATGAATGAACCTGGGAAACCGCCTAGACCATTATCGAATGATGAAGTAATTGCATTAATTAATTTTCAAACAGAGCAATTGAAGGTTTTGACTAGTAAAAATGAGGAACTGGAAAATATGGTGGCAAATTTACAGAAAACACTCGCACAAATGAATCAAAAATCGGCAGAATCTTCTTTGGATAGTTTATCACCGACAATCACTCCTGTTTCTGGCCCTGGCCCTGAATTTGTGGATACATTATTAGAGAAGATTAAAGACCTTGAGAACAAACTTGAAAAAATGGAATTAGAAAAATCTTCTGTTCGTGAACCTGATGTTCCGCCCACACCTTCTCCTTCTCCGTCACCTTCTATTCCTATCATAAAGTCAAAATCAACTCCAGAAGTTTTCGTAAATATTTTATGAAGATTCAGTTGGTTTAGACAACATATTTTTTACACCAGAAACAGTATTCCCCAAACTATTTACGATTGGATTATTCGTAATCATTTTTGATAGGTCATTCGCATTTCCTTTTGTAGTATTTTCTAATACATCTCTATTTGTGTAACGTGAAAAAGGTTTTGCTGGTTCAATCGGCCCTGTCGATGCCCCTGTCGATGCCCCTGTCGATGCCCCTGTCGATGCCCCTGTCGATGCCCCTGTCGATGCCTCAGTCGATGCCCCTGTCGATGCCTCAGTCGCAGACGTCATCGTATTTTCAACAGAAGCCGCAACAGAACTTAATCCGTCTTTTATTTTATCTTTGTATTCAACCGCTTTATTTATTAAATTTTCGAACATAGATGGTCGATTATCATATTTTTTCAATTCTTGATTAAACTCATCTATGAATTTTTTATTGATAGAATCACTCCAAAACATCGTCTTTATGACTCCAT